GAGGCTGAGAGATTAGCTGAGATAGAACGTAAAGCTAATGAAGATAGAATCAAAGCTGAGGATGAGCAATTCCAATTGAGCATAGACTTGATGGCTGAGAATGCAGAGAAGGAACTCTTATTATCAACCATGAAATATGATAAGATGAGAGATCAAGCTCATGGCAATGCAGTCCTATTGGCAGAGATTACTACTCAAGAAATGGCTGAAAGATTAGCAATTGTAAACAAGTACAATCAAATGGAGCTTGATAAGATTGCTGAGCAAGAGGCTAAGAAAAAATCATTGAGGGACCAGGTGCAAAGGTTCTTGAATAATGATAGAGAGAATGAATTGCTTGATCTTGAGGAATGGTACAAACAACAAGAGGCAATTAATTTAAAAGCATTTCAATCAGATTCTATTGATGAAGAGACTTTTTATGATGCTGGATTGAAAGCTCAGGAAGAGTACAGAAAAAAGAAAGCTGAGATTGATAAGAAGTATGATGATCTTGCTAAGGAAGAAGGATTAAAAGGAAGGAGAGAAACTATTGCCAATATTGAGAAAGCAATTGAAACAACTCAAAAATATTTTGATGAAATCAAGAAGATCAATGATGTGATAAATCAAGTTGATCAATTGAGATTAGATCGGATTGCAGCAAATAGAGAGGCTGATCTTGCTAATCTTGATCAGAACTTAAAAGCTCAGTTAAATCAAGAGGGATTGACAGCTGATCAAAGAGCAGAGATTGAGCAGAAATTTGCAATGCAAAAATATAACATTGAACTGAAAGCTTATCAAGAGGAAGAGAAAATCAAGAAAGCTCAGTTCATGAGAGAGAAAGCTCTTAAGATTGGACAGATAGCTATGGATACAGCCAGCGGTGTTATGAAGGCCGTATCTGCATCTCCTTTGACTTTCGGTTTACCATGGTCAGCATTTGTTGCCGGTCTTGGAATTGCTCAGGGAGCTGTTGTTGCATCTCAACAATATAAATCTGGACAAGCTCCGAGTCCACCAAATTTGAATAGTGGTGGAGGTGGATTGACTGGTGGAGGATCAAGCTCATTTACTGCCAATACAAATACACAAACAACTGACTTGACTCAAATGGGCCAAGGACAGCAAGGTCAAACAAGCACAACACAAGTTGTTGTCTTGGAATCTGACATCACCAATACACAAAACAAGGTCCAATTACAGGAGGCTAAGTCAAGCTTTTAATCCATTCAACACAAGGCTTATTCCAGAACTGATCACCAGTTGAGAAACATCCCTGTATTGCAATGAATTCTTGAGCTTTGGCAATGGATGGTATTGATACCTTACAATTGAATCCTTCCTTTGATGGCACCTGGTACACATTACAATACATTGACTTGATAAAATGGTTGTCATTCTGCCAATTGATATTGTCAAAGAGCTCAATTAGTTTTTTGCTATCCATTACACATGGAGTATGAGTCTCATAGTTGTAAGCTGTAAATCTGTTATGCTTCAGGAATTCCAATGTATTTGACTGAGCAACCTTTGTATGTGGAGGATGATCATCATTGACAATGATACTCTTCATGTTGATGGCCACATGAGGCTGCCATGATTGAGTAATAAAGAAATCTTTGTTCATATAAATAAACTCTCCACCAATTTGATTAGCAAAAGTCAAGATTCTATTTGTGACATCACATCCTCTGATGTTATTGTACTGATTGCATGGAATGTTGTTGATGCCGGTAACAGCTTTGCCAACAGTCCATATCTCAGCATCAGGATAAACTTTGAGGACCATTGCAATAGATTGCTTGATTTCAAAATCAGATTCAGCTCTTGAGTGATATGGATATACAAAAATCATTTCGAACAAATATACATAATAATTATGCTTAGAGAGTTACCACTATATGATATTGTTATAGATCTTGATGATCCAGAGACAACAGTATCATTCAACAGCCTTGTGGCTAATCCAGCACATGAGAAATCATTTCAAACATTTTCTAAAAAGATTGCTTATCAGTTCAATGATGAGGAGCAAGTCATTACTGGAGTGGCTATATCTGCGAATACTCCCATATTTAGGAGAGATCCTGAAACTGGCGAGGAGTATTATGTGAACTTTTCACCAGCATCCATTAAGGATATTGTCTTTGATTATGCAAGGAGAGAGAATTTCAACAATGTTAATCTTGAGCATAACAGCAAGAGAGTAGTTGATGGAATATACATGATCATGTCATATATCATTGATGAGGCAAAAGGCTTCACAGCTCCAGAAAGATTCAATGATGAGAATGATGGCTCCTGGATAGTTAGCTATAAGGTAACAAACAAGGATGTTTATGATGCAGCTAAGGCTGGAATGTTTACTGGATTCTCAATTGAGGGAGTATTTCAATTGCTTGAGACTGGCAAAGGATGGGAGCATGAATTCTCAATCATTTATCAAGAGCTTAAGAAGGTCCAGGAATATATCACATTTTACAATGACTATCCAGAGGCTGTGAGTAACAATGCCAAGAAAGGAATTGAGCTTAATCAAAAGTATGGAAATAAATGTGCCACAAGAGTTGGCAGATTGAGAGCAACAACTTTGGCCAATAGACAAACTGTCTCAGTGGCTGTGATCAAAAGAATGTATTCTTATTTATCAAGAGCAGAGGAATACTATGATGAAAGTGATCAATCAGCTTGTGGTACCATATCATATCTATTATGGGGTGGACTTGCTGCAAAGAGATGGTCAGAGGCTAAGCTTAAAGAATTAGGGATTTTCGAACAATAAATTATAATAAGTATGAACAAAGATTTAACTACAATTAAAGAATTGATTGCTGAAATGAAAGCACAATTCTCTAAGTCAGTTGACAAATTTGAATCAGCAGTATTGGCTGATGGTGTTACTACAATAGAGTATGATGCTCTTGAGGTAGGGATGCCAGTTTTTGTTGTTGCTGATGGTGAAAGAATTCCAGCTCCAGAGGGTACTCATGCATTGAGTGGTGATCTTGCCGGTGTTTCTATTGTTGTTGATGCCGAAGGTATCATCACTGAGATCATTGATGAGAGAGAGAATGAAGGTGCTGGTGAAGTAGCTGTTGAGGAAACAAGCTCAGATTTTGAGGCAATCTCATCAGAGATGTTGCCACAAGTATTGGAGGATGTTACTGAAGTAATCGCTGAGAAATTAGGACTTGAGATGGATGTTGCTTATGATGTAGCATCTGCTGTAATCGCTAAGATAAATGAAGAGACTACAATGCCAGTTGCTGAGTCAATGAGTGCAGAGATAGTTGAATCAATTGTAAATGCAAAGCTTGAGGCATTCTCTAAGGCTGTCGAAGGATTAGGAGAAATGACCAAAGCTATTGCTGAGAATAACACAACATTGCTGAATGAGTTGAGCTCTCTGAAAAGTGAATTCGAGGCTTTCAAAGCACAGCCATCCAATGCAACAAAAGAAGCTGAGAAATTCAGCAAAGTTGGCAACTTGACAGCCAGACAACTATTTTTGAAAAATTCTAAAGTATAAATAAAATGTCACTTAAAAAGTATCTAAAAGGAAAATTTGACTGGGATGTTTCTGGTCTTGCAGCGTATGTTGATGAGCAAAGAGAGGACTTAATTGTTAAGTCAGTTACTGAGGCTCGCACATTACAATATGTTTCAATTCAACAAGGGATCAAAGGATCTCAAGAATTAAAGTTAATGGATGACTCAGTTGTCTATCAAGCTGGTGATTGTACTATGACTCCATCTGGAGATACAGTATTCACTGACAGAGCTATTGCAGTTGAGACTCTTGGTTATATGAAATCATTCTGCCAAAAGGATTTGGATGGTTTCTGGACACAATTAGGCCTTCGTCCAGGTGCATCTGCTGAGGACAAGACTCTTCCATTTGAGCAACAAATCATCAACTACCTTTTACAATTACATTCATTTGAATTAGACAAATTAATTTGGAAAGGAAACAAAGCAACAGGTACAGGTAACTTGGCTTTCATGAATGGATTCCGTCAATTCTTAACAACTGCAAATGGATGTGTGAACTTGAATACAACATCAGTTGCATCAATCTCTGCATCTAATGCATTTGATGTATTCTACAATTGTTTTGTTGAGACTCCAGCAAATGTCGCTGAGGCTAATGACTTTATCTGTTTTACAGGTCGTGAGAATTTCAACTACTTGACTAAGAACTTGGTTGATGATAACTTATTCCACTACAATCCATCAAACATTGGTGACTTGAATGAGTTGATCCTTCCAGGAACTAACATGAGAATTGTTAAAGTTAACGGATTGAATGGTCTTGATAACATCTACACAGGTCGTGCATCTCACTTTGTATTTGGAACTGACTTATCATCTGACTTTGAGAACTTTGATTTATGGTATTCTCAAGATGATGATGTGATCTACCTACGTTCTAAATTCAGAGCTGGTGTTCAGGTACCATTCTTGGATCAAATCGGAGTGTGGAACGGAACTGGATCTCCTAACTAATAACTAACATGGGAGGGGGTAACTCCTCCCTATTTAATAACACTAAAAAAAGAAATAACAATGGCTTGTAATATGACTGCCGGATATAATGACAGAACTTGTACCAATGGAAAAGGTGGTATCAAGTCAGTGTTGTTATTTCCATTAGGCAATGTAACCAGCAGCAACATAACTGGTAATGAGGTTGATACCTTGACTGTCTCTGGTGAAGTATTCTTGTATAAGTTAAAATCAAACTTATCAAGCTACACTGCACCAATCCGAGTGAACAAAGGAAATGGGACTCTTTGGTATGAACAAACTTTGACAATGATCTTAGCATCAGACACAAAGGAGTTACGTTCTGAGATTCACTTGCTTGGACAGAATGAAGTGGTTGCTCTTGTTGAGAAAGCTGATGGTACTGTTGTTGCTCTTGGATTCGGTGAAGGCCTTCAGATTGCTGAGGCATCTGCATATGGATCTGGAGTATTGAAGTCTGATAGATTAGGACATGACATCATCATGGGAGGATTGGAAAATGATCCTGTTCCAGATGTTGATCCAGCTGTCTATGCAGCTCTATTAGCACAGCAATCTCCATCAATCTAAGAATTGAATAAACTCTTATTATAAGGGAGGGCTGTGTCCCTCCTTTTTTTGTATATTTGAAACCATGGAAATAAAAGCAAAGTTTATCGGATCAAAACAATGGTCAGCTCTATTGAGCAGATGGGTTGATATTGAGAGAGGAAAAGAGGACTATTATGTCTCATTAGGATTCCTCCACATTTTTGAAAAAAGAAAACCTAAATTAATTAAGAATGCTGAGAATACAGAAAGCAACCTCTTCCAATCTGATAGTGACAGTAACGGAACTGACAACAGTTAGTCCAGTTTTCTATCTATTTGAGTTTGAGCATGAGCAATCATTCTTGAAATATTACTGCATCTTGCCTAACTTGAGCACAGCAACATCAAGATATGATGAATTCTTGCTCACTGATGGGGTGGATGTTACCTTTGATTATGATGGATACTACACATATAGAATCTATCAGCAAACATCATCAACCAATTTAGATCCTGAATTATCAGATGGCTTGGTTGAGGAGGGCAGAGCTCATGTATATCAGCAAGATTCACCTTCCATAGAATTCTCAACTAATATAACATTCAATATTTATGAATAAGTTTGAATCAATGTCATTCAGAAAGGATTTTGTCTTGCCAATTGAGGAGCAAGATAGAATGCTTGGCTTTATCAAATGGGGTAAAAAGAATGACTATCCATATTTCTTGGTGGACCTTTACAATGGCTCAGCTTGGCATCAAGGAATCATCAAGAATAAAACTCACTACATTGCTGGTGGAGGTCTTGAGGTTGTCTCTGGTGAGCTCTCAAGATTCATTGCCAATCCTTATTCTGATTTTAACATGAATGAGATTGTTGAGCAATTGGCATTTGATTATGAATTGTTTGGAGCATTCGCTGTCAAAGGTACATGGAACAGAGAAGGGACCAGAGTTGCTGTGTGGGAGTATCTTGCCATTGATGCAATCAGAATATCATCAGATGAGAGAATGTATTATCTATCAGATGACTGGACTATGCAACAGCAATCAGCTGAGAAAACAAATCTCAGAACATTACCAGCTCTTGATGAGAATAATAAGGTAGGCTCATTTGTTTTATATTACAAGGATCCTGCAAAGAAGGGCCGTAAAGAGCATGGAGTCTATCCAAAGCCACCATATCAAGGAGGTATCACAGCAATCCAGACTGATGTTGACATCTCTAAATTCCATATGTATGAATTACAAAATGGATTCAAGTCAGGAACAATGATCACTTTCATGGATGGCTTTCCAGAAACTCAAGAAGAGGCAGAGTCATTCAAGAATCAAATCAAAGGACCAGCATCCAACATTGAGAATTCTGGTGATATCATTATCACCTTTGCTCCATCATCTGACCAGGCACCAAGAGTTGAGAACTTGACAGGCAATGACCTTGATAAGAGATATGATGCTCTTGAGTCAAGTGTTCAACAGAACATCCTTGTGGCACATTCAGTTGTTGCTCCATCATTGTTTGGTGTTGCTCCAGAGGGATCATTCAATGCAGCTGAGAGTGCAGATTTATTTGAGATATTCAAGACAACTTATGTTGATACAAGGCAAAAGAGACTTGAGTGGATATTGAATGAGATGGTTAAGCTTTCAGGAGATGTTGGAGTTGTTAGATTAAAGGATGTTAAGCCAATTGCAACAACTGAGGTTGCTCCAGTTGCAACACAACCAACTACATCTGACCAACCAACAACAGAGGCTCCAGTGGATGTTGCTAAGAGTGCATTGAATGGAGCTCAGATTGCATCACTTATTGATGTGGTTGCTAAGATTAAAGAAGGAGTATTGACATCTGAGAGTGCATTGAGCATTGTTATATCATCATTTCCAACAATTGATGAGGCACAAGCAAGAAGGATTGTGGGATTGCAACCAGGAGCACAGCAAATGAGCTCTTGTAAAACAAACCATGTTGATGATGAGATAGGTTATTTCGCTGAATATGGTGATTCAGCTAATAATTTTGATACTCTTATGACCATAACTATTCCATGGAATACACCAATGCATGAGGTATTTAAAAAGCATGATGAAATTTTTGCAACTATTGGACAGGTAACTGTGAGCGGGGAGGGCTCTAAAAGCCTGGGAAAGAATGATGGAGGAAGCCAGTTTGAAGTTAGATACAGCTATCGAACAATACCTGGTATTCCTCCAGTTAAAACTCAATCAAGAGCTTTTTGTGTTAAATTAATTGAACTTAATAGATTGTATACAAGACAAGAGGTTGAAACAATATCAATAAAATTAGGTAGAGATGTATGGAAGTACAGAGGTGGATGGTATACAAATCCAGAAACTGGAAAAACAACTCCTTATTGTAGACATGAATGGGTTCAGCAATTAGTTATTGCAAAAGCTGGTACTAAAAACATTGAGGTTGTTCAACCAGAAGTTAAAACAAATGAGATAAAGATTGCCACAGTTAAAGATGGTAAACTTGTCGCGGTTGAAACATTTGAGACAAATACTCCAATGAAAATTGCAAAAGTCACTGTATCTAAGGAGATGACAGTTGAGAAGATGCAAAAATATTTAACTGAGTTAAACAAATTAACGAAAGATTATAGAATTGAAAATGAGTTTGATAGTCAAATTGATTTGTTATTCCAATCAAGTTCACGTTTTTATGGAGCTGTTTATTCAACAAGATTTGGAGGTAAAGTTGTAAAGATTAATTTAGGTCACCAAACTGATTTAACATCAAGAAATCCAAACAAAAGAGTTATTGTTGATGATAATGGCAGATTAAAATTGCAACAGAAGTCAAGCGTTGATGAAAGCAATATTGAAATAGCAACAGTAACTCATGAAATGGGTCACGTTTTTGCATTGAATCAATCACAAAGTCCAAAAGTTCAAAATTATTTCAGTAAATTGCGAGAAATTTATAAAGAATACAATGATGAAGTCTTTTTAGCAAAGCAAAAAGTTGATGTTAAAACATTAGAAAAAATCTATTTAGGGCAATATGCTCAGACTAATTTAAATGAATTTCATGCTGAGTCATTTACTGAATATA